GAAATTAGAGTCTTGTACGTTATTACCCTCATCTCCCATATTAGCAAGAGGAGCGTAAATGTTTACGTTCCAAGTTTCTGTAGGAGGCTCTAGCGGAGGAGGTTCAACGGTTCCGGTAACTGTTGTAACGGTTGAGGTTGTTGGCGCAGTAGTGGTTGTTGTTGTTCCAGAATCAACGGTGGTTGTTTGTTCGCAACAATCGGTAACTGGATCACATATATTAAAAGTGGGTGACGCCGCAATGCCGAGAGTTGTTGTGTCATCAAACTCAGACCCACTTCCGTTATAATTATAACAAACTCCAGATAGATGTTCTGAAAGACCATCCCCAACTTTGAAGTTAACCATGTTAACATCAACTTTACTTGCGCCTACAGCGCGAACACACATACCTCCAGTTGTCGCACTCACATGACCATTAGCACCAAAGACGGCAGCGCGTCTACCAAAGACATTGAAAGTACCTCCTACAGGATCATACTCAGAGGAAACTAACTGCTCAGTAAAACCATTAGGACAGAAACGAACATAACTACCAGATGTAGACTCTTCAAAGAGTGCAGAACTATCTATACTTTGATTGACATCCGTTGAGTTAGGTTTGTCTGTAGAGAAGCCTCCTAAAGACTTCATATCAATTGTTGATCTTTCGTTTGCAACCAAGCAAGCACGATTGGCATGAATATCAACTGTAGTATGGTTGTCTGCTGAAGACAGATTGAATCTGTTGTAGGCTGGTGTCCATACAGTGTAATCTAATGTAGGAGGTCCGAACGCTGCGCGAGAATTGTTTTGGGCAAGAACTCCAACTCCTGTTCGTCCAATTTTTGTAGGACCTGTAAAAATAACTTCTGAGTTGTCTAGGGCTGCTACTGCCGCTACTGTGCAGTTATTGTCCAGGGTAATAGTTCCGTAGGCACCAAAGCAAGAGGCTTTTTGATACGAACCTCTAAACACTGCCTGAGAGTTCTCCTTAACCTGAACACATGCTCCAGGCACACCAGCAGCTCGACCATCAAAACCAACACCCAGATGAGTCAGTTCAGCGTTTGAGTTATTTGTAATTAAAATATTAGGTGATTTGAAAAGACTTAATCCGTAAGTACCGTGATTAGTCATTATCCATTTGTATGCACCGCCGCCTTGAGTTCCACCAATCCTATCAGCTTTCCCACCCCAAAGCTCAACGTTATTAGAGCCAGAGACTCCTTCATGAACTCCAACGGACGAGTTTTTATCGGCATGTAAATTAATACCGTTGTGATCACATGTAAAAGCTGGTTTTTCTGAACCACTAACCGCTGTCAATAAGGTGTCCGCATCTTTTCCGTAATTCAGATTAGAGTGGTTTAGATAAAAACCTTTTTCTTGGTTAGTATCAACACTAAACTGTTGGAAAGTTAGATCTGAGTTATAGGCTTCGATTCCATTTATATTTCCAAATACTTCCAAACGGCCATTCAAATCATAAACCGAATTTGAAAGCTTTATTGCCGTTTGATTACCGTGAAGATAAAGACGGGTAGTATAAAGATCCCTTCCATCAGTGCCTGCTATATTTATATCAATTCCTGCGTTTTTACAGCTGGGAACGTTTGTGTTATTGCTGATCGCACCTTCACCGATAAAAGAATTAATAGCGTGAATACCGATACCGCATTTAGAAATTGTTCTAAGGGCTGTTCCGTTAAAGTAGGAACCGCCATCAGTATCAAAGACAAGATTGGAATCAGCAGCAAAAATACCAATACCTTCAGACGGTCGAGTTTTATCAGTGTTTCTTTCATACACACGATGAACAATTAAATCGCGTACAAAACTAACGGTAGAGTTTTGTATATTGATACCTTCTTCTCGAACTCGACAAATTGCAATGTTCTCAAGAAGAACATTCGAATCAGTTATACGTAAACCAGTATCACACAGATAAGACATTGTGTTAGGATACTGCGTATCTAAACCCGAAGCAGAATCAACGCAGATATTTTGTAATTTTACCCGAGAACAATTTCTGATTTCAATCTTGTTGAAATAAGCACCCCACCAACTAGTTCTAGAAAAATCATTAGCTTCGGCAGAGCGTCTTGACGCAATTAGAGGATTGCCGTAAGATGCTGCCTGAGGGTTGGCATCCAAACTAATAGTTTCTTCAAGAGTTTCGTTGTAAGGAGTAAACGTATACTGATCAGATCCAAGAGCCCCGCCTACAAACAGATCTGAAACCTCGTTGTCGTACTGAGGAGAGAAAGTAATATTCTGAACTTCTTTTTGAGAATCAAAGAATGTAGAGGCAAAGATTCGTCCATTACGAGCCCACCCCTCCAAAGAAGAACAAGATACTCCGATGTTTGTTGATGAGGCGTTTTGGATATCTCCAGACAGTGCGTTGTTTACTTGACCAGAGAAATCTTCGATACCCAAAAGCATTGTTTGGGTTGTTTGAGGTCCGTACTTGTCAGATGACGATACCGCAGTTGCAGATGCTCCAAAATTATTATTAGCAAAATTCCGACATACAATCTGTAATGCACCATCACCTTCACAATGAATATCGTGTAGGGAGAGGTCACCGAGATTACCAAAATCACAAATCTCAATAAGAAGAGGGAATCGAAGACGGTGAGGAATAACCTCTAAAGCCTCTTGAACAGTTTGATATACTCCAAGAGACGACGCCGACTTAGGCGCGTCTGCACTTACAGTAAGGGTCACACCTGTAACATCGGTCAGACCGAGGTGCTGACGTAAAACATTCGAACGGTTCTCAAGGTCTAAAATGGGCAGATTATCCTGCTCCCAGTTATAGAACGAACTCGCATCAAACTTATGTACATCGGGGAAAGCGTATCCATCAAGAGTTTGGCCTCCACCTGTAACATCAAAATATTCGTATAACTGACTCATCAGAATTCAATCGTCCATCGAAATAGTACAGAGAAGCTGGACTGCTTAACTAGTGTCGGGAAATACCTATAGGCGCACAAGTAGCTACCATCGGTCGAGGAGCCGTCAGGGTTTCGGCTGAACAGGCCAATCTCATTAAGAGACTGCCCATCGCACGCATCTTCCCCGACAAAGATTTGATACATCACACGAGTTGGGCTGATCTTCTTGATATAAGAAAATGGAATAACGCCGAACGCTTGGTTTAGGGCGGTACCGCCGGAACTTAAGTTATGTTGGCTGATCTCAAAGTTTGCAGGATCATAATCACCAACCGCCAAAGCACTAGAAAGCTCTCCCGTGCTCGACATTTGATTGTCTTCATGACCGGAAGTTCCTAACTGAAAGTATACAATCTGATATCCAGAAATATTACTTAGACCTGTATTGCCGAAAGCCTTGAGCAGGGTATGGCCCATACCTGAAGTAATTACGTTTTGCTCAGAGAAATGAACCTCTTCACTACCATCTGAATAGATTTTTACAATCTCTAGATGGCCGCGAGGTTCAGAGCTTTCATAGTTCAGTAATGTTTCCATTATAAGAATTTAATCTCCCAGACAATTCTAAGTCTTGGATTTGATAATCCGCTTGCAATTGTTATAGGTCTTCGAAATACTTTTTTAGATAATAATTTAAATACCGGATTTCTATCTACGTCAGTCACATTATATAGCTTTCCTGCTGACCCAGGCTTATCATAGATAGAACTAAGAGCATACCCGTTATCCAACAGCTTTGCGTAAGTTTGATCAACATCAAATGCCCATAAACCCATTGCCCCTATACCACCTTGAAGATCAAAATAATTTACATCATTGCTTGAAAGATCAATAACATGAACAATTGACGTTGAGTTGGCGCTAGTAGTATACCCAGAAAGGTAATATCCAGCAGCTCCGATCCCACTATACACGAATCCTTCAGAGTTTACAGCCCCTCCAGCGTTGTGAGTGCTTCCAATAGATCCGACAGAATTTGATTCCAAGGCAGATGTTGCTGGATCAGTAGCCCAGTTAGCAGACCCCAGCGCTCGTTCTTCCGAAACGCTCGAAACATTAATCTCTAAGTTATTTGTGAATTGACCTGTAGGACCTGCGGGCAACGTAACTGGCTGAACTGTAGTGTCGTCCGGTTCAGGGAAAGTTCCCAGATCAAACATTGCCGAAGCAGTCACATTATAGAATTGCCAGTCAGTTATCCAAAATCGTTGAGTGCCTGCCCAGCTGTTTAAAACAAGACTAAATGTGATGACCGTACTGTCGTCGAAATCTTTGTTTGTAATATCTACAACCGAAGTTCTGTTAAACTTTACGTTTGGTTGAAATGCACTATCCCCACTAACCGTGTAAGCAAAATCATTCTTTGTCTCATCCCCTCTTCCCTTCTCGCTCCAAGAAGAGGTTGTTGCGTCCCAAAATACAATTTTTCCTTGCTTAGTGTTTGCATTAGCAGTCCACTTCACGACCGGGACTGATGAAAGTAAATTGTACTTGAACGAAAAAGCCATTCCCTGAGAGCTTACGGGCATCGTTATATCGCTCAAAGCATAGCCATAAGATAGAAGAAGGTTTGGTTCTTTGTCGTCGCCTCCTGGGTTAGCCTCATGATTAAACATCAACCCGTCGGATCTATCCCACCAATTGGATGGTCCTTTATGGTTATTCAATCCAAGAATTACAGGGGCTGGATAATCAAAGCTGCCGTACAAGGATGAAAAACTATTCATCATCATGTAAGGCTTTCCTACGATATTACGACGAGGGCTTCTAAAGTATAACTCGGATGTGAGGGTATCCGGGTCAATCTCCTCATCAACTACAGACAATGCGGCATCTGTACAATAAGCTCCTTTTATTTTAACAAATTCGTCTGCACCGGGACCTGCCGTACCTGCACGGGAGATGAAGAATTGGTATACCGTGTCTTTGGAATGAATACTTTCTGTAGAAAAGTTCATTGCATGAACTGCGTTTGAACCAATCCATTTTTGAAATAACCCACCTTCATCTATGCCAACCGGGAAGGCTGCATGGTTAACCGTAAATCCTGAGAATAGATTCTGATTAGAAGAAGGTAAAACCCAAGTAGCTGAGAGATCGGTATTGGGGGTAAACTTAAAAACCTCTTTAGGTTGTTGAGAAGAGGGAATGGCTAAAGACTCTGCCCGTAAAGATTTTACGAAACAAGGGTAGTCTCCTACGGCGCTGACCGTCAAAATAAAATCAAAAGCGCCTTGAGAGTTTAGATTTACCCCTTCAGAAAGAAGAGATCCTAGCTCAACCTCTAAAGATTCAAAAGGAGAAAACCTTCCGTTATTATAAACCGAAGATGTATTCAGAACCGTGCCCGAGCCAGAAACAACCCAGCTACCCGTATCGAAGTTAAATTTAAGACGATCACCATTTGAATTTAAAGCTGATGTCTCTAAAATAAATCCAGCGGGCGCTGCGCTTAAACCGTTATCAAACTCTGTACATACCTCACCTTTAAGAATAAAAGACCTGTCTGCCGAGCAGGAAAATCCTCCCGATACAGAGGAAGATATTTCAAGACAAAGGTCCGATGCTTTTACATCTTTCGCCATCCCATCGTATTTTGTAAGAGAGGCAGATCGGTTTAATTCTGGTGAAACTGCGTAGGATTGATGACCGAGACGGGTCTCGTTTAGAGCCGATGCCTGAGGTTGTGTGAGCAGATTATACCGCCCCTTCTCAGTCATATTAGATGTGTACCTTTTTACTATGGATCCGTAGAGACGATCTGTGGGTACGGCTGCCGAATTCTCCTCTGCAAAAAAGTTATACGAATAAACCTTTGTAGGAGCCATGTTTGCAAGCTGTGTTACAAAAGTAACATTGCTTAAATCCGTGCTCTCTATAGCCGTAGCAGCCGCACTTAGGTTAATATATAAGCCGCTTGAACGGTAATCATTCCCACTAACGGTAGCAATATCCCCGTTCGTCCAGATGTTTCCAAAGTACCAATTGTCGATGACCCTAAACCCAGGATTCCAGAAGTAGCACTTAAGAATATCGCTGTCAGTCTTAGAATAGAATTTATACGAGATCTCAAGAGGATGCTTTACACGCTCTTTAGGAATGTTAATAAACTTAGAAACTGTTCCTGATAAACCTGCCGAAGCATCTACAACAAGAGCTGATCCTTCACCACCCCATGAATGGCGATTTCCCCCAGGGCTAGTTTCAAAATTATAATAGTCTCCTGTGAAAGTATCTTTAGCTTCTACATGTATCTGCGCACCATCCTCACCTTCCGTAGAACTAAACTGAAACGTGATCTCTGCTACAACATCTAAAGCAGTCTCATCTTCAATAGAAACCCAAGGCTCCATAGATGATGTGTATCCTGCGGCTGTTTGAGTTAATACGACTGCTCCTGAACTGTCGCCGCCTGTAGATGAGGGGGCAAAAGAACGGATGTAAAGAATACCGTCATCGGGCTCTGCGAATGTAGACGAGGCTTCTGTACCGGACAGGGTTGAGTAGATACTAGAAACTTCGGGTCGCAAGGCGCTCATATCGTAACGAGCACAGGAACCATACTTATACGAATCAAAAAATTCGTAGAGAGCAGAGGGGTTGTATCTTAACTCGCTTTGAACTTCCCAGTTCGGTAAATCGTACAGAGAAAGATACTCGTTAATAACATAACCGTCTAAGGTTGTATCTATGTTGTAATCTTTAAATTTAGTGTTTTTGAAAAAATTTATTGTATCCGTAAAAGTGCCGTTAGCAAGAATACTGTTGGATGCTTTGGTCCCGCTCCAGTTTACAGATGAGAACTGGTAATTAGAAATGTCTTCCCTATAAGACCAAGCTTGACCGTCCTGGGGATCTAGAGAAGAAGTAGAGCTACCATCAAAGACACCTGATGCAACCCCTAAAGAATGAATACGGTCAAAGTTAGATTCGTTAGGCGAAAAAGACATCGCCTGAACAGTAAAATTAGACGTATTGTAAGATGCTGATACATCAGCGGATACTTCTGCGGGCGCAGGAACACGAGTCATAATATCTACGATATGCTCTTTGAACCCATCCACAATCAGGTTACTTTCCTCAAAAAGAGGGTTGTCGTCATACCCTTGATATATTCTAACTGTTCCTATCATTTTAATCCACTACCTGTATCTCTACCGTATCGTAATTGTTTCGACCATCGTAATAGGTACTGCTAGTTGTATAGTCAGTGAATCCTACTAACTCTAGGTACTCAGCTCGACTTCCACCTTCAGCTTCAAAGTAACCGCTCGAATCCGCAACATTTCTCGAATGTTTTCCATGAGAAAGGGTATCCCAGAAAGAGTAAATCGTATCGACAGCAGATGTATTAAAGCCGTTCATACTTTGATTTAACTCAGTATCTACAACAGAAATTTCGTAAATATCCAAGGCATCTTCTCGCGGATCAGTTACCGTTTGGTTAATAACTCGAACCTCATATCCTGTAGAAGATGTATGCACGCTGCTAGACATGAAGGTGCTAGTACAAGGAATACTCTTTAAGGTGAGATTATCTTGGGTGTGGAAGTACGCTCGGTAAGAGTTCACGCACTCATCGGAAGCCGGTACCTCCAACAAGGTCACTAAATCATCGGAGTTGGATACCATATCAGTCGGTATCCATTTACTGGAGGGCCAATGATATGACCATTCTAGCACAGTACCATCATCTTGAGATACTCCTGATGTTACCAGAGATATTCCAATTTTTTGATCAATGTTATTCTGCTTCGTTTTTGCATACACATCTACCGCAAACTTAGACTGCGGTCGAAGCATGTTATACTGAGTGTTACCTTGTGTTGCAGGATCGAACGGAACAACTAACTCTAAAGGACGATCATCAGTATTAAACATAGTGACCGCAGTACCTTTAGTTGTTGTGCTGTAGGTCGCGCTCGGATCATTTACAACCATGAAACTTTTTGAGTTTCTTCTCGGTTGATGAATTTCTAGACCAGACAGGTACTCTTTAGTTCTAGCTCGATTCGAACCCAAAGCCCGGAAAACGCCGGACGCCGAATCAAACGTAGGGGCTGTGGGGGCTTCAGCAAAATATGTTCTTTGGGATACGGCGACCTCTCGTCCTAGGTAATTGATATATCTCTGTCCCGCAGCCCTGTTACCTCCAACAACTTTTCTCCACTGAGCGTCGTACCCGTACCTGGAATCTTCTCCTTGAGAGTCTCCGCTTAAAGTAAACGTGGTTCGAAGAACGACAGAGCTTCCATCTGTCGGAGAATAATCGTGAGAGTAAAGAGAGAACACAACTTCTCTTGCCGGACCAATCGAAGATAACTCAAAACCTATGGTAGTATCTGATTGGTTTTCGTTTCCGTTAGTGAAGTTAAAGGTGGCGTCCGCTCCTTCCACTGTCCAATAGCAGTTTCCTCCAGCTGTATTGCCTGGACCAGCCCCAGGTCCGTGAAAAAGAACGTAGGCTTCGGTGACATCGTAGGTGTTAGTCAGAGCGGGAGCACTAGGACGAACAAAGTTTAACTCTGAATTTCGTGGCCGCATAAGAACAGCAATATTAAAAGTACCGCTTACAGCGACAGGAGTATTCTGGCCTATGTCTCCTACAGAGGTAGCAGCTAAGTTTATGAAGTCAGAATTTAGAACCTCTAAAATATACTCATAGCTTCTAGATGTGGCTATCGCGTCCTCTTGCCCAGGGAAAGGTTCCCCGTACAAACCACGGTTTCGATCAGCCAGAGGGTAAATCGAGGATGCGGTTGTAATCGCTTCATTAAACGAAGTGATTAATCCCTTGTATTGGAAATCACTATTCCACAAGGTTGGGCCGAAAGCGTAGCTTAAGAAGCTATAACCACCGTAGTATGGATTGGTAAACCCGTCTGAAGTTTTTAGGAGACTACTAAACTCATTTTTGTAGATGTTGTAGGACTCGTGCATAGAGGTACCAAACTCAAAGCTCCGATAATTCACATCTGCAAAATCAAAGAACCGATCTTTTTCAATCGCCCGAGTCGTCATTACCTCCATAACGCCTTCCATGGTATCCCGGTATACAGGTAATGAACTACATTGAAAATCAACATCTCCAACAGCACGGAAAGGGTACAGAGTGGACAGTTGAAAATCACCAGATGTTTTAGCAGTCTCACATCCTGTTGATGAATAGAACCCACTGTTATCCCATACAGTCGATGAGGGGGCAAGGAACGCCTGCTTGTCGTATTCGAAACCCTTAATGATATACTCATCCGAATTTAAGTAAGGGTTAGAGGTTGAGCCGTCAAAGAAGGTTAATGGTGTAGGCATCCCCTTACCTGCCCGAACATACGGATAACACTTTAGAGCATACCGATAATCTCGTCTGCGAGAAGCATTTCGGTCTAAATCATCTGCACTTACGTTCCAGAAATCATTCACACCAACTGTGTAGTCTGGAAGAACCCTGCCATCCCCGTTTACGTAAGTGGTGCCTAAATCTCCCGTGCCACTAGCACCTGCCCAAAAATCTGTGCGTCTAGATGCCAACTGATTTGTGTTGAAATCATCTAGACAACTCTCGGTAAACACGCATAAGGTACCGCTAGGGGTATAAGTATCTTCTAAATCCAGATAGATCAGAATTCTAACTACTGCATGTAGGGGTACAAAACTTCGAAGAACGTCTCTGTATGCTTGTAAGGCAGCCTTGTTTCGGAATGTATCGTAGGAATCAAACGTGAAATCAAAGTTCGGGCTGTACGCATCAAAACTCGCAAACAGGTGAGAACCTTTCGTATTCCAAAGGTCGAAATCAGATAAGGAATCTGTTTGACGATAATCAACGTAGTTTAAGTAATCAGGAGGTAATTCATGACCTGCTGTAAACAAACGGAACTTATTGTTCTCAGCGTATTGAGGTGTTCCCGAAACTTGATAAACGGAATTAACTGCTGTCATTGTAAGGGTCTTGAAACCCTCTACAACATATTGATCTACCTCAAACCCCCCGTCTTCTCTGGACCCAGATAGAACGTCACATAAGAAATTAATTCTTTCTTCGTCAATCTCGGTTTCTGTATAGAACCCATACTTCTCCCAGGGAGGTACAGCAACAAAGAATCCGCTCTCGTTTGCAGGGTCTTTAGGATAATTTCTATGGAAGAATCCAGGTTCGTTTCCGGGCAGGCATGTCCAAATGGGTAGATTTTTGAAACTAGCTCCGTTTACTACAATCGCATCAAACTGGTTATGAAACCTTTCCAAGATGGAATCTACTAAGAACCTATGGTTTCTGTCTTTAGCGTCTGGGAAAATTGGAGGAGCCTGATTAAAGCGAATGCCTTGCGGCCAATTACCGCCAAACATTTCTTCCTTCGAAACAAACTCTAAACCCTCTTTGGCAATAAACGATTTGTTCTTTACCATGTAGTAGAGAAGTTTGGGAACATAAGATTCCCATGTCTCTACTAAACTTGATGCAGAGAAAATACCGTCAGGGAAGATTAGCTTGCAAGCAGCGTTTAGCCCCAGCACGCTTCCCTTAGCCTTGTAAAGAAGAACAGCATTACGTAGCTGCGCTCTCCATTTAGTAAAATCACCTGTTAGTAACTGCCATCCAATGTTATTAGCAAGTAACTCTAAGAACCGTTCGGGGCAATCGTCAATACTTAGGAGGTCCGAGATCTCTTCAAGAATTAAGTTGATGTCAGCAACGCCCAAACTTACAGCTTTGAGAAACCTTTGGAAAGGACCGGCATCTCTTAGTTTGGTTGGGAATATGCCTGTACCTGTAATCAGCGCAGTCAGAGAGTCCTTATAGAAGGTGTGGTTTTTGAGACGTTTGTCGGTCCAAGTTTCTAACTGAACGCGAACTGCTTCATAGAGTTGCGTGCCTGATAAAAAGGGGTTGGCAGATACCGCAGAATCGAACAAGGCGTAATTATCAGGAATGAAACTTTTGTAGAACGTGCTAGATTCCCTGTTCTCCCAAAAGAATTTAAACAGGGCATTTAAAGCCTCTTGCTCGGTCGCATCTTTGCCGTCATAGACTGTATTGGCTAAGTATTCAATTTCGATTGAAGAAGCGTTAGAAGATACGGAACCGCCCTCTAAACTAGAGGTGTTCATCATATAGAACAAACCGAGGTTATCTAAAAGATACTGATGTGTTAGTTCTAAACTACTAAAAGAGCCATTCCCGTATGCAGACAGCTGACCAAAAAAGCCACTAGGAGCATTTAACTCGCTGTCGGGCAAAAACGTGCCTGATAACCAACTCTTGAAATCTTGCTTGTTTGAAAAAGAATCGAACGAGAGCTTGTAAGGAGTTAGAATTTTACCTTGGAAAGAATTAGCCGTAATAAACGTTTTACTGTCTGGTACGAAATACTCTGCGACCTGCTCTTTGGTATACCCACTAACCTCAAATAGGAGATCGTTTTGAATTGCTGCTTTAAGAAGCTTTCCGAGGAAAGTTAGACTAATATCTTCTTCCGAACCATATGTTCTATAATCATTGATTCGATAGAACTCAGGAACGCCGCGATTGACGATCTCAATATAATCATGTTTGTTTGTGGAGGAAAAGCTCATTATACAAATTGAACATTCATTTCAATGTTGTTGAGTTGTAGGATTTCATTGAAATCTACATAAATATCATTCTCGTAGTTATCAATACTAAAGAACCGAACAGCCGAGTCTTCTAAAATATAATTGATCAGATCAGCTAGAATCAGTGGGGTTCCAAAATCTCTTGTGTTGATTGAGAAGTAGGTTACAATCCGATCAGCTACTCTACGCTTCACATCCTCAGAAGATAATTTCTGAGTTCGATCAATATACAACGTTCCTGCCATATCAAGAGTACGTACAATACCATCAACTACCGTAAGCTCATCAGTGAGCATTCTGTAGTTATTCATGTACTCTAGAAGTTCACGTTTGAATTCTGGTGATGCTCTCTCAAGGTGGTTTTCAGTAGCGTACTGGAGAACATAGAGATCAATCATGTTACCAGCACTACCGTTATCACGTAAAACTGCCAACCCTTTTCCTGTCTTTCCCCCAACGCTTCTGAACTTGTTTACGAAGGCAGTATAGTCTTGTCCGGTAACAGCTCGGTATTGAGTTGCAAACCACATAGGTCCAAACCTACGCGCCTCTTCTAAAGACTGAGCGTCAACTCCTCCTGTACCCGCAGTCTTGTTTGTAAAGGTGAAGGATCTAGGTGTGGTGGGGCTAGTAGTGGAGAACCTACCGCTTCCTGTTTTGCTTAGAGAGTTAGATGCTACGTTTCCCCGTAAACCTCCACCAGTTCGATACAACACCTTGTAGTCGGTGTTGGGGGTTGGGGCTTTGCCAATAACTCCATCCCCAAAGACCAAGCGGCAAGAAAAATCATCATTGTTCTTTCTCTGAAATACTTGAGCGCCAGCTGAAGCAAACCAAATATTCTCAATCTCAGTATAGTAACCGTCCGTAGCAGATACAACTACACTACCTTCAATTACAGAAGGAAGGGGTAAAGTGATCTCTTGATTCGTAACGCTTTGCGAGAACGTGCCGTCTAGGCTTTGCATTTTTCCTTCTAGCAAAAGCAGACCTTCAACTGTAGAAGCATCTCCGTTAAAATCCCCGTAGGGTATTGTTAGTTGAGGTGATTGGTTATCAATATCTCCATTAGCATCAACCCTGTACAAAGTATAGGTTAAAGGTAAGTTATCCCGGGTACTAACCGTATCAATCTGACGTTCAGATGCTGGGATAATAATCGAGTCGCCTTCAGCGATTGTGGAATCATTTAATGTAAGCGTGGCAGTTGCTTTGGAGGGAACCGGACCACGAATTTCAATACCAATTAGCTCAAGAAGCTTCAGTAAACCTTCCGAAGTTTTAGCTGTTGCGATGTAGTTTTCTTGAGCAATTGCGTCTGCTTTAAAAGATAGGACGGCTGCCATATAGGCAAACAGTTCAGAAATCATCTGACCTAAATCGGATTCAACAAAGTTGTTGTAATCATTTGGGTAGACAGACTTAACATAAGTATTAAACGCCTCTTTGAATTCATCAAAATCTGCTGTCGAAAAATCAATTAAGTCTTTTCGTAATGCAGCAGGAATACCTCCAAGACGTAAAAAGTCTGACGTTACTTGACCATCGAACCCACTAGGGTTATAAATGGCATCAAACACAGGGTTGTAGCCGGGAACATTATTAGCCATTTACTTGTACTCCTTGAGCATTGACTGTAAGATCAATCGTTTCAGTAGAAATCACTCCATCTTTTATTGAAAACACCAGACGAATATCAATACCAGACTCTTCATCATTAGGAATCACTTTTAAAGTTCTAATAGAAACCCTAGGCTCATACCTCTCGATTGCAGTTTCGATTGATGAAGATACTTTTGAAATCAACTCTCCATCCAAAGGTGAAAATACAGCAGAACGAACGAGAGTTCCATAAGAATAATTCATAGGACGTTCCCCTCGTTGAGTCATGATCAGTTGAATCAAACCATCCTTGATCGCTTCTAAATCAAGACTTCGAGCGAACATGCCTCCCGTATTGGAAGTGCTTAAAGGGAATTGAAGACCTTTTATGGTTCTCTTGGTATCTTTTGTTACAAAGTTAAGATCCCCATAAGTTCTTTGTCCAAAACCAAATTCGTTTGCCATTAGAGTAGATGTTTAGGTCTTTCGATCCCATTGAAGAACGGGCTTTGAGCTTTGTAGTTTTTTTCTACCTCTAGTTTAGATAGGGGTTTTGCGTACATCTTAAAACTTCCAATATGCCCATCAAGACCACTTCGAGCTAGTAAGTAATTCGATCCGCCTCTCGTATAACCACCAAGACCTGCTATCTCAGAACCGATAGTAAGGTCAGAGTGTTGTCCTACAGGACCCCCTGAGTGATCAGAAACACCCTGAATAAAGTAAGAAGTATTTGTGTTTGTTCCTAAGAATCCTGGTAGAGTGGTGTCTAAAACGCTTTGCGGTGATTCAGCGATCCCATCTGTGAACCCACCTCCAAGAATCCATGGCGTGAAAACAGGTGTTTGCGGTAAATCACCGTCATATAATTTCTCGCCAAACGCACCTCGCTGTTCATGATGATGACCTTCTCCAATGCGAGAGGGTATTTGAAGAGGCACTCCTGGCTTCTTATCAAACGAGGTGCTGGTGTTAGCTGACAACAAGAACTCTCCGTTTACATGTAGAGATATGGTGTCTGTGGGTGGGTCACATGTAATTGTATACTGAGTAAACGCTGAAGAAGCGTCGGCAATGCTGTAGCCACTTTCTGTAGTTGCAGATGCGGGAACCTTGAAACCAAGCTCTCTACGGCAGCTACTATCCTGACCCTCCCCACTTACGGCTTCAGCGATAGCAACACTCTTCCCCCATTTAGGATCGTTTTGGGCAACAGTAGGAAGGACAACAAACTCTAGACCAGCAGATACATCAGTTCCAGGCTCTCCTTTATCCCTAAAGCCAATCATCATCCCTCTTGTTCTGAACCGACCTCCCGGAAGTTCCTTGCCGGGTTCTAAGGCAGCCGTAGTGAACATTGTGCTTGTTATTGACTTTGTAACAGGATCTCCGCAATTCTCATTCGCTGCCACTAACTTATAACGATGATCCACGGTCATTCCATCGTATAGGTTAGGAGCATAAACCCAAAAATCCATGCTCCAACCTTCGTTGCTGTACATTAAATCATCTAT